GTATTGATAGTAATTCTTCTTTTCTTTTAGAGATATTTAGGTCTTCATTTTGAGCCATGTAGTCTGTCCAGTAGGCAACTGCACCTGCTAGAGAGTCAACAAGGTCATCATGTACAAGGGAACCTCTGTGTCTAGATATTCGAGATAGTTGATATACAAGTTGAAGCTTTAATCTTCTTTCTGGTGTCTCTTGAGGGTTAGAACGGAAGTCTTTTTCTATCACTTTGCGGTCTATTATCAGGCGGTGAGAGTTCATTACAGGTTCTAATGTGTCTATTATTCGTAGTTCTTTGGTTTTATTGTTTCTAACGTCTTCAACTTGACATGGGTGGAACCTCATTAGGAAAGGTTTAAGGAGTTCAGCGAACATACCACCACCGAAGTTTTGTTCAACGAGTATTTGATTTATGTTATTGTCTCTAGCAATCTTACTAATTCTTTCCAGAACGGCATCTGAGTAGCCCCCAGAGAGTCCTAAACACTCTGTGACGTATAAATTACCATTAAGCATCTTAACGCAGCTTATAGCGGTCTGATCCTTGCCCTTTCCAGAGGGGTCAACGAACATAACTGACCCTGTATATTCTATGAAGTCTCCAAATTCTTGGGCTGGTCGATAGAATCTATCGCCATTAAACCCTACACATTGGAGATCTGTGATGACATATTCGGGATTATTAGACCAAATAATTTTTTCTGGTGCAAATTCTTTATTTACAGAAGCAATTACTAGGTCGTTTATCTTTAAAGGGTATCTATCTTGATCTGAAAGGGTTGTATCTAGTTGGAACTGTAGATTGAAGCCAGAACGACCATAGGAAGCTTCACGTTCCATTAGATCTTGTGCTGAGAACCTTATAGGGTCTACAGGATCTTTAGGCTTTACAAGCCCTTCTAGAAGTTCTTTTTGAATTTTAGGAGCAAGTCTATCTCCATAGTTGTTTTTTAGTTCTGGGTATCTGGCAGTCCATATTCTTGTTTCATATCCTCTTTCTTCTAGTGTTAGGTACACAGAGTTTTCTACTTGTGGTGTACCTAGAAAAGTAATTTTGCCATTTGGTTTTAAGATAGCTTCAAATTCTTTTACAGCTTCACTAAGTTTGTCTCTCATGGGCTGTGTGTAGGAATTATTAGGAACTTCTACGTCATCAGCGATTACTTCATCTGCCCTAGCTCCTGACATTTGTCCTAATACACCCCTAGAAGAGCATGAGGGAGCATGATCAGCCTGTGCAGGTTTTACATCAAAACTTACCTTACTGTTTCTCTGGTCATCTCTGGGTATTAAATCAGCTAATATTGGCATCTCATTGATAAGACGCATGGTAAATGTAGTAAAGTTATCGGCTCTATCTTTACTGGCAGATACGACTAAGAACTTTAGCTGTGGGTCCATACGAAGTCTCCACACTACATAGGTAGATGTAATCCAACTTTTACCTACACCACGAAATCCCTGTATGATTTTACGTCTTGCACCATATTGTAGATATTCAGCTATATCTAACTGAACAGGTGTAGGGTCTGGTAGGTTTAGATGTCTCCAAGTAACGATTAAGAAATATCTAAAGTCTTGTAATTTTTTTGGTAAAGGTTGCAATTATAAATCAGCTAAAGGTACAGCATCTAGGTCTGGTAAGTTCTCCATAAGCTCTTGCATTGGGTTTTTTTCTACAGGTAAGCACTCAACACCATTATCTTTTAGAAACTGTCTAGCTACGTTTAGATCCCCTGCCTTTGCTTCTCCACTTTGTATTTTACCTAATAGTTCTTTTGCTAAACATTCATGTAAAGTTTCTAATGTTTTTAAACTTCTATCCATGATTAGTCTTGTTTTTTAAATAATATAATCACTTCTTATCTGTATTGCCAGTAAGAAGATACTTTATCTTACCAAAAAACCCTAGTTTTCTAACTTTTTTATATAGTTTCATACCTCTTTCATACTTATATAGTTTAGTTTCTATTTCTGATATACGCATTATTGCTGAAGTCAAAAGCAAATCTTGTAGCTTGGTGTACTTAACCAAATCTAGACAATATGCTTTTATAGCTTCATCAGGCATTTGTTCTGTTTCACGTTGTTTGACCTCAATTTCAAACTCTATTTCTGGCGGTGGGTTGCCAATAAGTACTTTAAAAAATTCTTTGTGGTTCATATTAGTTCATTTTAGGAAATAACTTTTGTTCTAATAAATCAACTGCTCTATCGTCTAATGTGTTTGAAGTTTGCTGACAGATTACACGTAATAAATCTATTATTAATCGTTTACAACCTGTCGTAGAAAGGAAGCGTAATAGTATAGGCTTTAGTATTTTGTACATAGTTTGTTCGTTTTTCCAAACATAGCACACGTTATTGTATCTTGCCTTCTATTCTGCTAACCGCTTGCGACAACTTGTTTAATCTAAAGTAAATGTCTCGTATGTCTCGTTCTCTACGACTACTCATATTAGATAACACCATAACTAAAGCTGTAGCTGCTGCTCCCACTAATGCACCATATATCTCAGGCATTTGCGTAAATAGGTAATTATGTATAGTATGACTAATAAATACTAATTATGGCAGAAGAACAAGAAGAAAAAGAAGGTACGGATTGGGGTGAACTTTTTGGTCACGCTGTTCGATTCATGATTCTTGTCTGGTCATTAGCAATGATGACTCTTGGCTATATGGATAAGATTAGGAATGATGGAGCATTCCTTGCAGGTCTGACCTCGGGGGTCTTAGGATCTTATGGTATAAGTGTGAACAAAAAGAAACCTGCTAACGCTGCTAAAGTATTAGATAACAAAGACACCAACGTAGGAGTCAAATGAAAAAACTACTGCCTTTCATTATCTTTCTTTCTCCATCTAGTGCCTTTGCTGATATCACAGCCAAGTATGTAACTTCAGCACAGATTTCTATTGACTCTCCTTATGTAATTACAAATGCCGCACCTAGTACATACTCTATAAGTGGAAATAATGTTACTACCTCTACAGGAACAGGAGACAGTATAGTGACAAATGGGTTAGGTGGACTGAATCTTGGCAGCTTAAGCAATGGAGTTCCAGCTTTAGTAAATACAAATAAGACAGTAACAACTGCTGGTTCTGCCTTCTCTCTCAGCGAAAGTTATCAAGCTGGAGACGTAACACAATCAGCAATCACTCCTTCTAGCGGTATTGCAAGTCTTCCTGTACTTGGTGGACAAACCACAGTAATTTCTGGAGGTACTGCTGGAAATCTCGCCCTTACGAGTGTTAGCTCGGGGATTCATACTTGTACTGCTGGTGGTTCTGGAACAAGCTGTATTGCTTCAACTACTGTTCAGATTGAAATTGACTAGATTTTGGTTATTATTAATATTACTACTACCTTTGAGAACCCTTGCCACACCTGTCGTTCCTCAGTTTAGGTCTGGTTCAAGCACTCAAAGTTCTACTTCGCAATCAGTAATTAATGAGACAATTACCTCTCACCAATACAATTCTGGCTTTTCATACTCTGCATCAGGCCACAATATCGAATCAGCAGACCTTAATGGTTATATCAACCCTTCAACAGTTGCTGGAACAACTCAAACTCTTAATGGTGTCCAATTTAGTTGGACAAGTCCATCACTTGAAGCAGTCCCCAGATGGAAAATAGTAAATGCTGGACAAAGTTTCAGTTTAGTGGAATCGCTGCAAGGTGCTGGCCTTTCAAACGTAACCACAATAAATCGGACTATTACAACTACCACAACAACGGAAACTCAAAGTATTTTTGGTCAGTAATTCTTGTAATCCTTTGCCCTGCAAGGGTTTTGGCTAATACGACTGTTGCTTCGCCTAGCTCGAATGCCCAAGGGGTAGTGAATAACAACGCAACCATGATTACACCCTCCAGCTTGCCCCAGAATCGCTACAGTCAAGGAATTGTTTGTACCTCGCCCAGTTTGACCATAACTCCTTATTTGACAGATGCGTGGTCATTTAACCGCCCTATAGAAACAGTTACTAAACAAAATATTTACGATGAAGATACAGGCCAAATTAAATATGTTCAAGAAACCCCAAGGTTCGAGAAGGATAATTACAACTTAAATTATGGAATATCTATGCAATTTAATATTCCTTTGGGTAAAGGTGGTGAGCTTTGCCAGAAAGCTGCAAGGGTAAATATTGAAGCTCAAGAGTTATTAATATCAAAAACTAAAATGGAAATGGAATTATATCGTTTAAAAATTTGCGGTGAGCAAGCAAGATTAGGAGTTGTTTTTGTCGGTAAGTATCAAGTTAATTGTGATGGAATCAAACTTATTGCACAACCAAATCAAGTTCTACCTCATACACACAAAATAAAAACTAAGTAGATTTATCTTTTTTCTTTGTAAGCTTTTTAACAATATTCTTAATAGCTGGTTTGATTATATTGAGAATAAGAGGAGAACTCGCAGCCACAAGACCAATAACAGCAGTAGAGACAATAGTGCTAGGTTCTGGGATGTATTGATCTTTAAACGAAACGTCTTCATAGAGAGTTATACATCTAGTCCCATCTTCGCTTCTTTTGTGAGAAATAACACGTTCTAACTTTTTTTCGTTACGAAAATCTCCCACCCTCTGCTCTTTCGAGGAAGGACATTCTACAAACTTAACTTCTTTTTTTTCTTCTTTAGGTTGCTTCACTTCTGGTGTTTTAGTTTCTGGCATTGCTGGTTGTTCATTAGTTACAGGCAAATCCTCAGTAATTACTATTTGATCTGGTCTGTAATCAATAGGGTAAAAGTTAGGAAATAAAGATTCTCCACAGGTCAGAAACACTCCGTTTGGGTCATCAAGTAAAAGCTGTGTATTACCAGTATTTTTTATATCTCTATGCTGATAAGTACAACCTACAACATCTATTTCTAAATTTGTTATTACAGGCAATACAGGGTCAGGTTTGTATACCTCAGGAATATATACCTCAGGAATATTTACTTCTCTAATACCTATCTCAGGTATCTCCATCTTCTATGTCTCCAATAGAAATAGACCAACCATCTTCTCCAAAAGTACCTTTTTCTACAATTTTTGGTTTCTTTACTTTTTTATCTAATTCTTCGTGATACTTTTTTATGTCATTATCTAACTCTAAATTAAATTTAGTCATACGCATCCAATGAATTAATTTATCTATGTAATATTTAATTAGCTTTTTTAAAAATCCAAAAACCATTATTTAGTTGGTGCTGGTGGTCTAAACTCTGGAACTGTTGGGCCTGTCATATCTGGTAAAGCATTATCTAAAACTTTGGGCATAAGCCCCTGTACATTTGAAAGTACTTCGTTCATTAATTTGGCTTTGAATTGTTCAGAACTCAGATATTTATAACCCATGTAACTTGCACCTAAAGTACTGGTTATGAGAACAAATGAGGCTATACTTAAAATGTTAGCAATTTTTTGAAACATGGTTAAAGAGGCAATACTAAAAGCGATTTCTCACAGTCTTATTATATCTTTTTTAATAATTATTCCTACTATTACTCCTTTATATTTAATAACCAGCTATATGACAAGACAAATGGAAAAGACTAACTAATCAGCAGCTTCGGCTGTGTTTCCCTCTGCTACCCACTCAAGGTACTCTTGGTAGTCGGTATTGTCTGAATTAATAGGTATCGAATAAACCAAAGAATTTTTAATTGTTTTAACTCCTATAATGTTATCCCTTTCATTTTTTAAAAGTTTATAAATTGGGTTTGTTGGAAATGCCATAATTTAAAGCTCCGCATTGAATCCTAATACTGCTGATGTAGATTCAGCAGCCATTAATATGCCTACACCATCAGAGGGGTTAGAAACATTACCATCTGCTTGGATTCTTGCAGTTGTTGTACTTACAGTTGACAAGGTCATTGTATCAAAAAAATCAGTATTACCTCCTTGTTGATAGTAATAAGCATCTGTAAAATTGCTTGCGACAATACTTGGTGGATTTCTCATCTTAACTGGAAAATGCACTATTGCTCTAACTCCGTAACTCATAGTTCCAGATGCGATTGGGTCATTAGAATTACCATCAAGAGGAGTATAATAATACCTCTGACATAAAGCAAGCTCCTGACCATAAGACCTATGCTCAAACAAGGTCGCATAATCTGAAACTTCTAGTTGCAAACCTGTAATTTCAAATGTTGCATCATTTGTTGTAAACCATGTTGAAGTTTGATCTGGTGTCCTTGAACCAGCAGCGTAAGCATTCCATTGATTTAAAGAAACTCCTGACGCTGTAGAATCTGTACCCATGAAAGCCTGAATTTCAACTTGAAGTCCTGATCCATTATCATTATTAAAAGTTAAATTAGAATTTCCAGAAATTGTTTTAGTTACTTTTGTCCAAGTATCAGCAGATAAAGAACCTGTCTCGAAGGGATATAGATATCCACTTCCATCAAACGTCTCTAAATATCCATAAAAATTTTGTGCAACACTTGATTTTACCCAAAAAGATAATGTTATATAACTTGAACTTGATGTATAGTTCCAACCACTATTGGCAATATTCTGTGCCTCTATTCTATGTTGAAATTTAATAAAATCACCAGCACCAGCACCACTTGTTTGGTTTCCATTAGTGATTTTAAAAGACTTTCTAAAACCTAATGTATATGGAGTAGTTCCACTTGCTACATCTGCGTGTGCCTGAGTAGGTACTTCATCCAAACCAGAAGAATTATAACTTAGTCTTACTCTATCAACACTTCCATAACCATTAGTTGTAGATGACGTACCACGTTGAGCCACTTGCATCGCTCCGTTGATTATTAAATTTTTATTACTTCTGTTAGTAATATTGGCAGTACACGTTCCATCAGTATTGTTGACAGTAATAGCAGCAGCACTAGCTCCTACCCCTTTTATCGAATTTACCTTGATCTCTGACATAATTAACTAGGTTTTGGGTTAGCGTCTTTAACCGCTTTGTTGTGAATAGCAAAGCTACCTGTTGCATCTAGTTTACCTGCAATAATATCGTCATACAACATTCCGAGTTGATTTCCGATTGTATCGTAGGTTGTAGAACCATCAGTTGTTCTATCAGTTTTGTATTTAACAGCAGCAGCTTCAGCATCTAACGTAACTCTTGCAGCGTCTATCTTGCTTTGTTCAAGACTTATAGATTTACCATCTTTATCAAATGCTCCTGTTCCATCATCAACTCTTACGCAATCTGCATACGCTTTAAAAATAGCATCGTGGTCTAAACTCATGCTGCTACCTCCATAATTGTTATCGAACTTGCTAATCGAGAAGTATAACGATCATCCGTTTCACTTTGTACACGATTTATTCTTGATGTACGACCCGTAGTCGCAACATATATTTGTAATTTATAAGTTACTGGTGTACTACCATCAGCACCATGAGTATCTAAAAATGAACCTCCATGAGCTTCTATTCCTGAATTAGCTGCTAAGTTAAAACTTGATAGTCTTATTTTACTTCCATCAGCATCGCCCAAATAAATCTGTGTTGAATCTCTAAACACTGCTATTCCTTGTTTATATGAACCTTCTCCACCCAAATTAACATCGTAAGTTACTAAACATTTTGTGCCGCTTGCTGGAGTTAAAGTTACAGAAAGTCCAGAAATATCAAAATAAGAATCAGCTATTGTAGCAGAACCAGTTGAATATGAAGCCGTATCTGTTTTTACAGCTTGTTTAACTTGAAGAATTTTACCGCCTTGATCTGTTGCCCATCCAAGGTTTCCAGATCCATCAGTTTTTAATAATTGGTTTGCACTACCATCGGCTACAGGAAGCTGTAATTCAACAGCAGCGTTACTTGTAGTTGTAGAAGGTGCTTTAAGGCTTACTGACCCACCACCTGATGCTGCGTTTAGTTTAATCTTTGCTGTCATTTATGCAGCCTCCAGTGCAGCGACTTTTGTTTCTAATACTTCAATTTTAGCAACAGCTTCCTGTAATGCAGCAGTAAGTAAAGGTACAAGTTTACTTTGATCTATTCCTTGATAAACAGGATTGTTGTCAGCGTCAACTTCATCTTTAGTCCCACTTATAGCTTCTGGTACTGCTGTAACTTCATGTGCTAAGAATCCGTCTACTGTTGTTTTTGCATCAGCTTTAAAATTAAATCTTGATGGTTTTAATGTTTTTAATCTTGTAATCCCATCAGATATTGCAGTTACATTTTCTTTTAAACGATAGTCAGAACTTGTGTTAAAACTTGTGCTTGATCCATTTGTTCGTATAGTCCCAACAGTTCCGTTAGGATTTAAAAATTTCGCCACATCTGAGTTATCTGTGACACCGCAACCAAGGTGCAAAATTGATCGACTGCTAGAAGTGTTCTGAAAATAAGCATGAGTTGTTCCCATAGAAGTGGTTCCTATAAGAACATCGCCACTAGAGGTGATACGCATACGTTCTGTATCAGCAGTACCAAATTTTAAAGAAATACTATCAGCAGTATAAAACCATGCTTGACTTCCAGACATTCCAAAGTAGGCATCTTTATCTGTATCAGTTTCATGTAATAGAATTTGTGGCTGTGTTCCTGCAACATTTATTCCTCTTGAACTTCCTCCAAAAGCACCATTATTGTAAGAAGTATTACCGATTAATAAATTTCCATTTGAATCAAATCTGCTTCTTTCAGTTCCTCCAGTATTAAAAGCTAAAATATCAGATCCAAAATTTATTCCTGTATTACTGTCTGTTCCTGTTACTGCTGGTGCGGAAGCTGACCCATCAACCCCAGAAATACCAGTAGTGCCGTTAATAGATAAAGCCATTATGGAATTGTTACAACTGAAGGACTATTTATTGTTAGTGTAGCATTAATTGTTAGAGGACCTGCAACTAAAGCGTTATGATTTGAAGTTATTGTGTAATCATTATCCATTGTATTTTCGCTCTCAAAGAATATAGATTCTCCACCACCACCCTGCGCACCTGCTGTTATACCTGTTAAAGCTGAACCATCACCAGCAAATGATGTGGCAGTACAAGTACCTGTTACAGTAACTCCAGTAGAAGAGATGCTAAACCGACTTGCATCAGCAGTATTATCTCTAATATCAAATACACCACCATTTACTTTTATTAAATAATCTGGGTTTCCATCAGAATCAACAAAACTAATGTTTGGTTGTGTACCATTAATAATTAGATTATTGTTATTTAAGGTTAATCCGTTTCCAGATAAGTTACCAGATACACTTATGTTTCCAGTTCCGTTTATATCGTTACTATTAAGGTCAAGATTACCACCTAACTGTGGTGATGTGTCATTTACTAGATCTGTAGTGACAGTACTCCAAGATAGTTGAGCATTACCATCTGTTTTTAAGAATTGATTAGCAGATCCATCAGCTTGAGGGTATTTAAGACCATCTATTATTACATCACCTGTACCGTTAGGAGTGATAACTATATCATTATTAGCTCCATCTTCAATCTCAATAGTACCTGAGTTCGTACCACTATTAGTACTTAATGTTAAATCACCAGTACCTTGAGTGGTAATAGTAGTATCAGTATTATTATCTCCAACTCTTATAGTATCAGCATCTAAATTAACATCACCTGTACCGTTAGGTATGATATTAATATTAGCATTAGATGTAGAAACTATATCATTTCCATTAACATCTAAATCTCCACCTAGTTGTGGGGTAGTATCTTCAACAAGATTACTCATACCACTACCTGCTGGTACTGTAGCCCACTTAACACCTGTAGCTTCATTACTATCAGCAACTAATACATAGTTATTAGTACCAACACCAAGTGCTGTAGGATCACCAGAACCATCACCAACCAATATTTGACCTTTTGTACCTAAGTCACTATTCATTACTGCACCAGCAGCATTTACGTTAGTTGCATCTGTAACATCAGCACTAGCTTCAATAGCAGCTAGTTTACTTTTTTCAGTATCAGTAAAAGCATTTGTATTGGATTCTGCTTCGTATGCACTTTTTATTTCTGCACCTGTTTGATCTTGTGTTGCACCAGATTCAATTCCATTTAATTTAGAATGGTCTGCATCAGTAAACACATTGCTATCACTAGCATTTTCTACAAGTGTTCTAATCTCAGCAGCAGTTTGATCTGCGGTAGCACTAGCTTCAATGCCATCTAATTTACTGTGGTCTGCATCTGTAAATACATTACTATCTGTCGCATTACCAACAAGTGTTTTTATTTCTGCTGCTGTCTGATCTGCTGTTGCTCCACTTTCAATACCATCTAATTTTGTACCATCAGTTGATACATCTCTACCATCAACAGTTCCAGAAGTAACAATATTTTGACTACCAAAGTTAGGTGATATTTTAGTTCCATCTATAGCTGCACTTGCATTTATATCAGCATTAACAATAGTTCCATCATTAATCATTGTTGATGTAACAGTTCCCGAATCACCTGTTGTAACAACTGTTCCTGTAGTATCAGGTAACGTAATTGTTCTGTCATCAGTAGGATTTGTTACAGCTAAAGTTGTTTCATTATTGTCATCAGTACTACCTTCAAATACAAGATTACCAGTTACAGTTTGTGATCCATCTCTTTTTACATAATCATCTGCTAATTCTTGTAAACTAAATAATAATTGATCTGTACTACTATCTAAATCTGTTTCAGTTAAAACACTACCATCTTGAAAATCTACTTTTTTTGAACCAATATCTGTGTCTCTTTGAAATTTTATAGCTGCTGAGTTTGCTGGATTATTACCAGAAGTAAATTGAATTGTAGTAGCAGAAGCAAAAGTATAATGTGTAGTTTTAGTTTTTAAGACCCCATCAACAGTAACATCTACTTCATCTTCATCTATATAACTAAACGATATGGAATAAGGACCAGCAGTAGAACCAGAGCTAGGTGCGGTATGTTCTGTAAAAGATGGTGCTGTGTTCGTAGCCATAATTTAAAATCGTTTTAGATTAAGTGTATCTAAAATGTTTTCCATTTCTTTATTATACTCGTTTTGTTGATCTACCTTTGCATTTATTCTAGCTTCTAATTCTTTTTCTGAAAAGTTTGCTTTAAGATAACTTTCAATACCTGCATTAATATATCGTTGATTTATTTTATTTAATACTTTAAATATTCTTTCTGATGCTATTCTTCCCTCTGTTGAACTTAATCCATACTTTTCTATTTGTTGCTTATTAGCTTCATAGTTATATTGGTCAGCACTAAAACCATCTTCTCTTAACTCAAGCTCACCTTTAAGGTATGCTTTCATAGCATCAATATTATTATAATTTTTTCCATCATAATCTAATACAGTTGTATTAACGTATTTTTTTAAATTATTATATGCAGTTGTATCTAGTTTTATAGGTACAAATAATTTGCTACTAAAGTTAGAGTTTTTAACAAAGTTCTTTACCTTACTACCTCTAATAATATCAGGTGGTTCTGGTAGAAATTTTCCTATTAGGTAAGTGGCTTCATGTATTAAATTGTTATTGCTCTTTGAATGTTTAGCATTTGAAAATAAATTACCTCCTCTTTTTGAAGGATATGTAACTACATCATTTGTTAAATGCTCTACTTGAAAAGGCATATCTCCACCAACACTAGATGGTACATTTGTTCTCATTTGTTGTACTAACCCATGTAGATATTGCAAGAAACCATTTACTTGGTTATAGTTTTCATCTGATAGTCCTAATTTATCTTCTCCTGTAAGAAATCTAAAGTTTTTTATATTTCGTGTTAAATCAGAATAATCACCTGAGTATGTCTTTGTATCTAGTTTTGCAAATAACCTTATAAGTTTTTTATTTTTAACATTACCTAAACTTATTTCTTTACCAAGAATGTTTAATGCAAATTTAGTTATACCTTCTGCACCTTCTTTTCTAAGTCTTTGTGCTTCACGTTCATCTATGCCTAATAATTGAGCAGTTATATCTGCTGGCATACGAAGTAAATCTTCTATCAAACTACTATAAGGAGTAACAGAAGATTCAAATAATCTAGCTAAGTAAGATATGTTTCTTTGTTTTTGATAACCTATAGTATCTTCTGGATCAGCATTGTTAGCACCTATTTCTGGTACAGCAGTAAGCATTGTTAGTGTTTCATCTATTTGTTGAACATAACTTTTGTCTGTAATAACACGACCAATAAAACCTGCCCAACCAATAGTAAATTCATCATATATTCGGTCTTGTTCCTTAGTAAAAAATGGAGACATTTCTTGAAAATCAACCCACATTTTTATGAAAGATAAAACTGGATCTGGTAAATCTTCATAAGAAACATAGTTATACATTGGTTGTCCATCTTCATCAAATAATATTTCACCATCTTCGTCATACATTAAGTAAGCTCTAGAGTATGGCAACCAACCACTTCTTAATAAAGAAAGATATTTAACAGCACCTTCTTTTGTTTTCCAACTAGGACCACCGCCTGTCAAAAATGTTTTTGGTATTTCGTCTTCGCTATCGTATTCACTTGAACTAATAAATTCATTTGCTGGTTGATAAATTTTGTTATATGCAAGAAATCCTAAAATAGTAGCAAAGGCATTACCCATATAAATTTGACCTCTTGTAGTAGCACGAACTTGAGGATCAGGACTTCTAAGGTCTGCTGCTATCTCTGGCAAAAGAAAAGCATTAAGAGGGTTGTAATTTCTTTTACCACCAAATCTTGCAGGTGTATTCAGAATAGGAATATACCTCATTACGTCTTTAATCATATTGGTAGGTGTTCTTGTAAATTTAAAGAACGTTCTCATTGGTGGATATTGTATTGCTAAATTATTTATTTCTTCTGCAAACAAACCAAGTGGATCTGTAACATCATCACTACGACCACCTCTTATCTGTTGTGTATATGTAATTTCTTTACCAAAGTTTTTAGCTCTTTCAAATATTTTTGCAAGAACAGGATCAGCTATAAACTCTTTTGGACCTATACCTTTCTTAAAAAATGTATCTCCTTCCAAAGGTTTTAACCTACCTAGATCTCCTTCTTGTCCTTTTAATATATAATCTATAACTCCATCAAGACTACCTTTTACATAATCATCTAAGTCTTGTCCTTTTAAACCTTTCTTCAAACCTTCCATAGTTGCATGATAGGCAGTAGAACCAAGAATATTTGGTGTTTGTATAAGAGCATCATTAGATGTCATTAATCTACTAGGTAGTCTTATAATTTTTCCTGTTGTGTTTATAGCTGTTCTCAAAGGAAAGAAAGAACTTTCAGATGAAATAACAAATCTTTGACCAGTTTCAACTTTAGAATTACCTACATTAATAAAATTATCTTCCATATCCCATGATCTTTTCCATACTTTTAAAGAAAAATCAAAGTTATACATTAAAGCAAATAGATGTCTAGTAGCTGCTTCTACTCCTTCTTTTCTAATTAATCCTTTACCACCTGCAACATCTAAAGTACCACTAAAATTTTTCATAATACTTAAAAATGTTTGTGCAATACCAGAATATAAATTTACTCTTTGAGAAGGCAGACCAGATAAAACTCCATTAATACCAACTTCGTTAATAACTCTTGAAGTCTGGTTAGCAATTTTTAAAGTCTTACCAAAAGCATCTGCGTTATACAGCTTCACCATATTTTCTATACTTCCACTTGCTTCTTTCATATCTTGTGCAACTTTTATAACTTCTGTATAATCTCCTGTTTCATGTCCTTGTTTTACTTTAGCTAATAAATTTGTTTGAAAGTCTGCACTTTGATCTAGTAACTGAGTAAGAGCAGGGGATATGTCACGATTTTGTGCTGTTAAGTTTTTCTTTTCTAAAGGACTTAGTTTCATAACTTCAGCAGGTGTCATACCTTCTATGCCTTCTATAGGTTTAATTTTAAAAGCTTGTAAGGCTCTACCTAGTCTTGTACCTAAAGGAATCCCCATGCCTAGCCAATCATCTACTAATTTTTCAGCTTGTATAATTTTTTCAACTGCTTTGTCTATTGCATTTCTGCTTGTCTTAGTCTTCTTACCTGCATTTTTTTTGATAACATCTAAAAAATTTTGAGTTGTGCTTGCAACTCTATCTGTAGCTATTTGTAAACCTTGTTGATTAATAATAACTTCTTCATCATCAGGCAATCTATCTTGTAAAAATGCTTTTTTTCTTGTGTATTCATTGAAAAACTTTCGATTTTTTTTATCTATACCTATCTTTCCTTTTTCATCCACCATCTTACTTAATCCACCTTCTTGAGTTTCAAACTGGCTTTTGCTTTCAGCACCTTTAAAACCACCTTCTTGTTTTTTTGTTCTAACTTTTTTCGCAATAAATTCTTTTTTACCTTTTTTAAAATCTTTAATACGATCCATCTTCTGTGGATTTTGTTGTTTATTACCTATATCTAAATCATCTTCACTATCTAATTTATTTAATTTTGTTTGTACCTTACCTGCATAATCTTTTAGTATTGGTACTTCAAGATTTAAACCTTTAGTATTGTTTACTGACGCACTAGCATTACCTGTTAGTTCTACGACTATTGACTTTAATTTTGCGTGTACCTTATCTCCATGCAGTCTGACTTCTTTTTCTGTAAACCCTTGATCTAAAAATATCTTTAATATCTTGGCATCATTCTGTGCTTTTTTCTTTTTACCATTTCTTAATGACCAAGATAATTTATCAAAGTCAGATTTGAATTGTATAGTTGCAGATCCATAACGAGGTTTAGTTCTTTTGTAAGCTTCTGGTGCTACAAAAGTAAGCTCCTGTGTAACTTCTGTTTTAACAACTGGTGTTTCTTCTGTTTGTACTTTCTTTGTTGTTGTATCTTCTGTCTCTCCTGTCTTAACTTTTGCTACTTCTTCATCTATTTTTTGTTGTATTTTTTTAGGATCTCCACCATCTGCTTCTATCTTTTCATCTATCTTGTTTTTTACTTCTGCTAAATCATCAACTGCTTTTTTTGTAATTTCTGTATCTTCTTTTGTCCATAGTTTCTTAATGCTACTTAAATCTAAACCATCATATTTTCTATAAAGACCTTCTAATCCTTCTATTGATCCTTTTAAACCAGCACCAAAAACAGAACCAAAACCTAAACTTAAAGCATAATCTTCCCAATCTAAATCTTCTCCAAAGAGATCACGCATAAAAGCTTCTGATGTAGATAAAGCACCACCATAAACTCCTGATCTAAATATACCTTTTAGACCTTTAAGTTCTGTACCTAAAGGAATAGTTCCTACAAGGCCAGAAGAAAAAACCTCAGGCCAACTAAATAACTCTTCATTACCTGCTAACGATTGTCCGTATCTTATTTTTTGTGCTTCTATGTTGAAGTAAGCATTTAAAGCAAACTGACTAAGACCATAAACAAGCCAACCTTTAGGACCAAATGCCAGTAAAGGAGTAAGTGCAGCATCAGCTATCAAACCTCCACCTATTTCATAACCGATACCACTAGCCTGTTGTAAGACAGCATTATCGTTCTTGTCTGGTATTGTTATTTTATCTGTAAATTGATTATAAAAATTATTTAAACCTTCTTGAAACTGATCGCTTTCAATAACTTCTTTACTTATTTTATTATTTTCAACGTCTGAAAAACTATAACCTGTAGTCTGTTTAAATATTTTTTCTACATTTATTCTTGTTTTAGGTTTACGACTTACATCTCCTTTTATAATGTACTCCGACACCCCAATATATTTAAGAAGATTATCAGTTATTTCTAGATTTGGTCCTTTTTTTTCTTCTGTTAAATCATTAAAAATATTATTAGTAAGACTAAAATCTTGAGAACTAAAATCAAAAGTTTCTTCATCAAACAAAGTATTATTTACATAATCATTAAAATTAAAATTAGGTGTGTAGTTAGTATCTTCAAAAACATTAGTAAAAGTAGAAGAAAGATTTGTATTTAATGGCTGCTCATTTACATCTAGTGATTGGTCATTTATATTTTTTTCTTCTTCGTTGTTATTAAGAAGGTTGTTGATGTTTGAGTCTGTCATAATTTAAAACCACCCTTCTCTAATAGCACGATCAATAATGCTTAATACATTTTTATCATAATCTGGATTGGTTGCATAATCTTCAGCTTGTAGCATTTTTATTGCTTCTTGAATACTGTTTGCATTTACTATACCTTCTCTACCCAAAAAATTATCATTCCATTGTTTCTTGTATTGCATCATCATTGCTATAACATCATCAAATGTTTTAAAATCTGCTTCTTCTACTTGTTCACCTTGACCTCTAAATTCGGTAGTCAGTTTTCTTTCAGATTCACCCCCTGCAACTTCTGATGGTGTAGCTTGAAGACCTAAGAAATTATTTTCTGCTGATTGAGTTTCACCAAAACCTGTTTCTTCCATAGCTTGTGCAGCTACAAGTTCGGGATATTTAATACCTAATTCTTTAGCAATATTATAAATAACTTGGAAATTATGTTTTTCTCTTACAGGTGCATAGGGGTGTTCTTGTTCTGTAATAATTTTAGTTTTGTCTAAATTTTCTATAAAATTAATATTATTTAAATCAGTATAATCAACACCTTCTGGTATTAATAAAACATCACCAATATCTATTTGATTAGCATTTGTAATTCCATTAGCTTTCATAATAGCTTCCATTGGAATACCAAAATTATTTGAAATTGCAGATAAAGTATCACCAGATTCTATTTCAAATGATGTAAAACCACCTTCTGAAAATGCACCACCTTCTAAATCATCATTTAATAAATTTGTATTTTTTTCTTGTACTTGTTTGTTTTGATAATTTCTATTGTAAACATTAAAATTAAAATTCTCATAAGTATCTATGTTTAATTCTTTTCGTAATTCTTCACCAGCACGTGTAATTGAACCATTAATAGCAACGATTGTAGTAGTTGGTCCTGATTCAAATTCATTAATAGTTGCTTCCTTAAATAATTTTGTATTTGTATCGTAGGTTAAAACTTTTTGTTCTTGTATGTTAATAGTTTGACCATCATTATCTTCACCATCACCATCATTTTCTTCTTCAACTAAAGGTACGTTTTGGTTAAAATCATAAGCTGGATCAGTAAATACATATTGTCCAAAATCTCTTGGATTTTTAATTTTTCTTACTTCTCCTAAATACCAATTTTTAATTGTATATCTCTTACCATCTTTTTCTATTACAGCATCAATTCCTCCATTTGCTTTTGTTAACCTTTCTAATTCTCTATTTAGATCTTCTAGTTTATTTACATTACTTTGATCTTGTACAAAATAAACACCATCTTTTTGCTTACCAATAGTTTTAAGTGCATACTTTTGAAGGTTTGAAATCTCAGGAAATCTTTGAGTTAAACTTTTACCTTCTGTTTCGTTTAAATATTTTTTTAAATTATTATATTTTGTTCTATCTTCTTTAGAAGCATTTGGTCCTAAAGCTTGCATAACATCAGTCAACTTTGTTAAAGCATCAACTTTACTTATTTCACCTTGATCAAATTGTGTTTCTAAATCAAAAAAGAAATCATCAACATTAAAATTTCTTAGATCATATTGCTCATATAGAAAAGCAATTTGAGTTGGAAATCGTTGTGCTAGTGACTCTAAAGTATTACCTATTAACTTATAGTCATCTATTGTTAAATCTTCTTTAGTAAAATCTATTTGATTTAATGTATTGTTTATTGTTCTTTGATTATCTACTTTTTCAAAATCGTTTTGTTTCTTTATAATTTTTTCTTTCTTGTCATAAACATCAGTTAATAATGTTTCAATTTGATCTTCGCCATCTTTTATATAATATGCACTTAAAGGATTTTGTATAACAGTTCCATCTTTTGAAATTGTTTTTGGTCCTACTTTTAAATTACCAATCCAACCAATATATTCTTCTATTTCTTCGTAAGCAACATCCATGTCAAGATTATTGCTTTCGTAGTAATCAAGAATTTTTAATACATTTGTTTTTACAATCTTCAACATATTTGTTGGCGATACACTAGAAGCTAAACCTCTTTCTACCATAGAATCTACATTGCGTTGCAACTCGTTAAGAGCTAAAAATTCTCCTTGCGAAAGACCATTATTATTAATTCTGTCTGTATCTGTATAGTTATCATCTATTAAATCTAATTCTATATTGTCGTTATAATTATCTATGCTAAACCAAGAATTTAATACTGAATAATCTAATAACGTATTTGCTTGGTTTATTTTTGAATTTGCTAAATTTATTTCTTGGTCGTTAAATACTTTTTGTAAGGCAAGATTTTGTTTAGGTAATAAATAATCTTGTATTAACTCAGGTCTAATTCCTCTTGTATCTACTAATGATGTTCTTTGAAATTCACTTACAGCATTTGAAAACTCCTCAGAGTTAACATCAAATTGAGATAAAGGTTGTTGTATTGTCGTTCCATCTGGCAGTTCTACATCTACAACATAATCAGCAAAAAACTTTTTAGTCTTTGCTTCTGATGCGTTACCTAAATTAATTGCTAATTGTTTTTCTATTCCATATTGCATATAGTAATTCGTACCAAGAAAAAGTTTAGAAAATTTACTACCTCTTTTTTCTTCTAAATCTTTTTTAAGTTCTATAAGTTCTTTAGGAGTAGCTCCTAAAACTTCTAATTGTCCTTTTGTTATTGTTCTTTCTGCTCTTTCTTTAGCTTTTACTGCTATAAAATTTTGTAGTGTAGGATTTACTTCTGCTAAAGTTTCAGCAAAATCCATTAAGCTACTTTCTTGTACAACATCAACAGGTGCTACAAAAGTATTTACTGGTGTTCTAAAACTTTCACCTGCTGTACTTTGAAAATTACTATTTGTCATAATTTATTTAAGCGGGTAATGCAGCATAAGTTTGTAAACCAGAAGCAGCAGCATTTAATAATACTGATCCTAATGAAGGTATTTGGTTATAAGCTTGAATAGTATTACTTCTGTATTGATTTCTAATACCTTGATATTCAGACTCAGTTCCTTTGACCTTAGATAAATATTGTCTGTTCATTGAATCAATGCTTTGTCTTACCTTCTCTTTATAATTAGCACCTTGTCGAACTGTGTCCATTACTAATAGATTTGTATTGTTACCAACTTGTCCTGATGCAAGTAAAGCTTTTGATGCTTTTAGTGTATCAATATTTTTAGCAAATACATCTTGTCTAGCAGCTACAGTTTTTTCTTGTTTACCTTCTGCTAAAGCTAATTGTTTTTCTCTTTTAGCGTCTTCTGCTGATTTAACTCCTTGTTTTTCTATTTCAAATGTATCTGCTGCTGCCTGACTTGCAGCACTACGCATAGCAAGCCCTTGGAATAAAGAAAGACCAATAGAAGCAGCGACCATGCACATTTAAGCAACCCTCAAAAATTCATAGAATGGTTTTTCATGTTGTCCATACTTTTCGTGATAGTTTATAAACACAAAACCGAGAGCTTCTAACCACTTTATAGCAGAATGATTCTCTGCATATACAAAATTATATAGGACTTTATAAGATTTCAACAAACTGTTTATCCATTCTCTACCTTTTCTTATTAGTTGTATTTTATATTTTTTATTAGAAAACAATTCATCAGTACAGATCATAAATATACAACCATCTTTAGCAACACCACATAAGCCCATAGGTTGATCCTCGTCACCAGCTATTGTTAGTATTGTTTTACCAAATAAAAACGACAAGCGTAAAGCATCTTCTGGATCTTGTCCTGTTTGATATAAACCTTCTAATCTATCCATTTGTCTCATATTTTGACATACATAGTTTAGATCAGATAGTTTTGATTTTCTTAAATATCCCATTAAGTTCTTCTACTCCTCATGTGAAATACTCCTTCATATTCTGCACTAGCTAACAAAGTAGGCAAGAACGTATTGTTCTTTATATCTATATCTACTCTATCTGATTTGCTCATAATTGGTACTTTAAATGTACCTGTATCTAAATTAATTTGACCGATAGAAGCAGAAGCAGCACCAAGCAAACGACCAGTAAATTTATGTAAAGATGTGTCTCTATTCTCAGGTGTTACTTCTACTTGAAAGAAACCAGAATCTTCATACTTAATATAAAAATGATGTATTTGTAATCGACCACTTATAAGTTCAGTAGCGCCACCCCCACCACCTTGAGTTAATCTTTGTTGACTAAACCTATAGTGCATTTCATAAGGTTCACCAATAATAAATTTACTATTTCTAAAATCACCTGCTGCTGTAATGGTAGAAGTAGATCCGTTTGTAAGGTTAGTAGTATTTAAAACTTGTCCTGATTTAAGTGTTTGTGTATTACCTTGAGTATCAACAAAAGTACTTGTTTCATTGCTGGCAAGATAACGACCAACAATATTCATATTTGCTCTAAGTCTATATGGCACAGTAAAAGTTGTAATGTCAGTACCAGAGTCATAAGCAACAGATACACCACTAGTTGCTTCAGTTACTTTATGGTCTAAGTGATATTCAAACTCTGCATTAGGTTCTCTAAAATTAGTTTCAAATGGTATCTTTTCTAAGGTTACTTTATTTGCTTCTTCTACAACCATTATTAAATCAGTACCAATAAAATCAATATTTAAGATAGACCTATTACTGTTAAATGTATAAGTAAACCAAGCGTTTAAAGCTTTACTAAACCCTTCACCATATAACCATCTGTTTACATATAACTTGTTTGAATTTTCTGTACCAAGCAAAACAAGAATATCTTGGTTGTTTGATACTGCCATTTTAAAAATGCCACTTGGTATCAGTCTTGGTACATGAATAGTTGTGTTTGCAGCATCTTGGATCTGTTGATTGCCTGTAATAATATATTCTCTAATACCTGCAAAAGTACCTTTTTTAGTTAAGAAATAAATAGAAGAACCAGAACCTACAGGCTGTGCTGCTGTATTACTTTCAAATTCAGTTTGTACAAGTACGTTAGCTGTTGAAGGTGTAAGGTTGTCTGCTGAACTTGATAGTACAAATTGCGTTTGTTCAGAAAATAATATAAGCTTTTCTCCCATAGTTACTGCGTGTTTTAAGATCGCAACTTTTGTATGAGATGCAGCTACGTCTATGGGTTCTGTATCTAAAACTGATATAACTGTTTCTGGAAAGAAATTAAAAAACTCTGATACTGTTGAAAGAATTACATTATCTGCTGCAAGAAACCCAAGCCTATTTCTAAAGAAAAATACATTATTAATTTTTTGTCCTATAAAAGAAGGATCTGGTGATGACACTAAATCACCAACAACACGTTCACCCCATTTAGGTAATGTATATGTCGTACCAGAAAGTGTATATGTATCTCCATCTACTCTTGCAAATCTAAAATTTCCATCAGCTTGACGTATAAGAACGTGTGGCATTGTGTCGTAATTAAATTTAAAAGGTATGCCAGCTTTTACTGTTTCTGACCATTGCCCTTCTTCAAAAGCATTTCCATTATTAGTCGTAAATTTAACGTAGTAATTATCAAAGTCTGTACCTTCATCTCCAACAATCTCTACCACATATCCATTAGGAGATACGTTTGGAAGATCAGTAAATTGCTGTACTGTATTTTTTATTACTGTCATCTTAGTATTACCTTGAGAGTCACTACCATCTATTGAAAAATTACTGCCATCACTCTTCTTAATGTGTATTACAGGACCATTTCTAGCAATAGTGAAACCTGTAAGACCAGAGTTTAAACCATTAGTAAGATCAGTAGCTACAGTTTCAGTTGATAAGGGATCATTACCAGTAGTGTCATCTGTAACTGTTACACCATCTACAGTTATCGAATAAGTTGTTTTAGCTGTTGCTTGATTTATAAATACTATTGCTTGCGTAATATTACTAGCACTATTTGATACTGCTGAATCCATTGCTGGTGTAATACTTGTATTAACAACAAAAGTATAGTCAGCAATAGTTACTGTCTTCATTACATTTCTAGGGTCTGATGTATTTAAATAGTTCGTACCATCTGGTTTATTTACTGTCTTTTCTGTACCATCTAACTCATAAACTTTTACATTGCCATTACTAAATACTGCTACATACTGTTCACTAGCATCTCTATTTATAGTTTGGATATGAACATTACCAAGAGTAGAACTACTAATACCAGCTAAAAATTGCGATCCAGACCTTTTTGTTAAACCAAGAACAGGATTACTGTCAGCATTATCTTGTATGTCAGCGTGGTCTGCTTGCTTTAAAGCATCAGAAGATTGTGATATACCTCTCAATAATGTAGGTATAGCTCTTGATATAACAGCCATAGTTATCTAATTAAGGCACTAGAAGGATTGTAAGTATCAAAGATACTGGTAAGTGAAGGATCTCCTCTTAATAAGTTATGATCTCCATTTGCTAAATCGGTTTCCATTAATATTGCTCTAGCTCTTTGCTCGTCTTGTTGTGTATAAGTTCTTAATGCTTGATCGCTTACAAGTCTGTCAACAAACTTTCTTGCAGCTTGTATATTTATATAGTGCCTAGCTGGTTCTGGTATCTCATCAAAATCTCTAAAATAAACAACAGTACAAATTAAATCCTCATCAAATTCATATTTATTATTTTGCCTGTCATATAATTTTAAACCACGTTGTATAGGATCAATGGTTGGGTGTTGATGGATATTAGCGTCAACTCTTAATATGTTTGTAGAAAGATGAACATGACCTGTATTATCTCTGGTAAGTTTTACATCTATTTCAGTATTAAAAGACCAACCTTCTGATTGAACGCTTTTATTTACTTCAGATAAAGTAGACTGAGCGATACGAGCATCAACAGGAAGTGTACCTGTAAGACTATTTATAGGAGCTTCTCCTATAGCAGCCAGCATTATGTTGATAGATTCAAGTTCTGTTGTTGCAGCTACAGCCATTACTTACCTCCAATCAGTTTGTTTCTAATTTTAGCTGTTTCTTTGGTAAATCTATATTTTTCAGCAAGCGTTGTTTTACCTGTATCATTCATTTTTTGATTGTAGGCATCAATATAAGCTTGACCTTCTAGACCAAGAATACCTTTTTTCTTTTTGTTTTTACCAAACATAATTAATACCCCTTCTTGTTAATTTTAAGTGAGTCTCTCCCACCTTTCTGTTTTTTTTTAATATTGTAAGCTTTTCCTTGTGGCATGATAATAAAGTTATTTTATTTTAAGTGTAGCTTTTTGACGAGCTTGTGCTTGTTTTTGTTTGACAGTTTGCATTGCTTTTTTATTTGCTTCTTCTTGCATTTTCTTCCGTTGTTCTTCTATTTGTTTTTTTCTTAGTTCTTCTAACATTTTTCTTTGTTGTTGCTGTTGCAACTTTTGATAGCTTGAACCAAAATCCATAATAAAAAAAGGGTATCTAATAATAAGATACCCTATAAATTGAAATTAAGAAGCAGATAGCTTAATAGTAGCTGCACATTCTGGTCTTAGGATTCCATGACCTAGAGCATACTTAGCAACCATTAATGTACCTTGATACATAATTCCGTAGTCAGAACCAGAGATCTCAGTTGTCATATCCATAAGTTTTACTGTACCAACAGCAGACTTGTGGAAGACAAGACCAATAGTTTTACTATCGTCACCTGAGTAAGTGTTGTTCGCACCACTTGGGTTTGATCCTACGTTACTCTGAGGTACGTTGTTGCTCATCATCACAGGGATACCAGCAACTTGTTGTACCTTACCAGAAGCAAACGAACCATTACCTTGTGGGTTGAAGTCAACGTCTACAGTTCTTGTAGCAGATTCAGCAAGTTTGTAGTACTCAGCAGGTGGTAGTACACAGAAACGATCTGTTGGAGGAATGTCTCTTTCGTCAAATGTCTGTGCAATGTCATAGATAGCTGCTGCTATCTCATCACCAGTAACATCAGAAGAAGCTGTATTACCATTAGCAAGTGTTAATACAAGACCACCATTACCACCTGTAAGAGTAGTAGATGCACGACTTGCATTAGCTATTTGTTTCGCTACGTTTTCATCGTATTTTTTAGCGAGTGCCTTACCTAATTCATCAGCGTAAGTAGCTCTTACGTCATAATGATTTTTTAGTTCGTCAATACTAGCAACGAAACTTTGAGCAATTAGAAGATCATCTATGTTGATAATCTTTTCATTCGCCAAGATTTGGTTAGCACCAACAAGAGGAGTTCCTACTGTATGGTATGCAGCAGTAGCAGTTCCTAATACTGGGAACTGTGCTGACTTACCACTTGTGATAGTACGAACTGAATGAAGTTGCTCGTTAAAGATATTGTTTCTAGCAAAAGCTGTTAAAACTTCCCCAGAAAATACCTTTAAAAACAGGGCATCATAAGATGTGCCTGAGTTATTAACCAAACCAAGACGAGATACTGTGGCGTTAGCCATAGGAAAACTCCTTGATTAATGTTTAAATTTGAGTAACTAACTTCGTTTCAATCCTTTCTCTCAAGTGGTATCTGACGCATCAGGCACAAGGATATTTAGATTTCTACTCTGTTAATTTATACAGACTCACAATATTATTTGTGAGTTAGCTTACCATCTAGATGTAAGTTATTTTTAATATAACACTAATTACCAAATACGTTAGAACCTGCTAAACGTGCTTTTACATTTTCGGTATAAGATACATCTTTTTCCCAACGAGGATCAGACATAGCAGTTACTACTTCTGCTGTAGATCTAAATGGTGTAGGTCCACTTGTTGAAGCACGACCTGAGTAGAGATTTGGTTCAACTCCCATAGCGTTATTGTATTGTGAAAAGATACCTTGAACAGCCAACTTAATAGCAGGTCCATCTCCTGTATCAGTTAACTTGTTAAAGGCTTGAACATCATCAGCAGGTAGATTTTCTACAGCCCAAGAAACCATTTGATTGTAGCTTTCATCTCCACCAACTGAATCTTTAATACCTTGTGCATCTACTTCACCTGCCATAGCAGAATTGCGTAGACCATCTAAATAGGTATCAACAATTTGTTTTGAAAAACCAGCTTCATTTAGTTTGCTGTAATCGTCTTTAGAAATTTCATTATTTTTTTCAAAGCGATCTGATATATCTTGTGCATCAATACCAACTTCTTCTAATACAGAAGCAAGACCTTCTCCATAATATTCTTTTGCGTCAAATTCAGAATCGTTAGTTTCTGTTTCTTGTTCTTGCTCCTCTTTTTGTTCTTCTACTTTACCTTCTGGTTCTTCTTTGGTTTGATCTATAGCACCAAGCTTACCTTCAAGTTCTTTATAGCTACCTACAAGATCTTCTACAGATTTAAACTTGCCAGCATATAAACCATTCTCTTCTTTTAAACCTTCCAAGTCATTAGCAGACATTGGTGGAGTTTCTGAAACATTTACTTGTGATGAAGTCATAGTGGTTTTCTTTTAACTATAGTGAATTGTACTGCCATGTCTAGTAGTGACATCACCAGACTTTTCGGGTACAGGGTTTGGATCGTTAACACCTAGTTCGCTAACGATAGCTTTTTCAGAGACAAATTTTCCGTCTTCATCTCTTTTTCTACTGGACTTCTTGTTGGGCATTTGGTTCCTCCGTTGGTAATTGTTGTGAAGCATCAGCTAATTTTTTAGGATCAACTAATGGTGAGCCTAAAGCAGCAGGTCCAAGACTTTGAATAAGCTGTTGCTGTTGTGCAGCTTCTTGTTCTGCTTGGATTTGATCTTGTGTTTTTACTAGGTTAGCAGTATCTATACCAATACTGGTAGCAAGACGTTTGACCGCTTCATCTACATTGACGTATTGTCTCATCACATCTGGTCCTAATGCTTGAGCTACAGTTCCAATAAACTCAATTAATTTGTTTCTATCATTACCCCTACCAAGACCTTGAAGTCCTGTCACTATCTTGGGTTTGACCAGTTCATCAGGTAGCTTGGGAACTTTACCTTGTCTTACCAGTAGGTGCATACGTCTTCTGAGATATGGTAGTTGGAACTCTTGAGTCAAGATACTATAAATACCACCAAGACTATTCTCTAGCTCTTGTGCCATAAGATTTATTTCTGCTGCCGTTACTCTTTCTGCGTCACGTTGTACTGATCTTGCCATCAAGAAAGCAAACTCAAGTCTTGCTTCTATTCTTTGTATTGCACTAAAAGCAACAGAGAAGTCTGCACTTTTTCCAACTTGCATTACAGAAATATCTGCTGCTGTACCTTCTCTTACTGCTCCATTTGGGGCTTTACTTATAGTCGCTGCCCTTGTAACTCCATTAGGATTTACTAAAAACAAAGTCTTAGCACTAGCAGCAGCACCTTCTATGATTGCTTGCATCAAAGACTCAAGACTAATTAAGTCTCCTCTGTATTCTTCAACATAACCTCTACCATAATCTTCACCATCAACTCTAATAAATCTAAGAGGTAGCCAAGGTGTTACATCTACTCTTGATCTACCATCTGTGTTTGGTATCTTTTCTCCCTTACATTCTTGAAACCAGAAAACATCATCATTAATTCTTTTTATATGTGTATATATATCAAGGTCATCTGTTATTGTCTTAGCGTCATAGTTCTCTTTCTTCTTGATCTGTTCTAAGAAAGCAGCAGGTAAAGCTTGTGGGTGTATTGTTTCTTTAGTTAGAATTTCTAATACGTTACCTACTTCATCACGCTTACAAACAAACTTAGATAATGGAAATACTTTAAGACCTGCATCTGTTAGATATAACAAGACATTACCTGATACGACTAGATGTTTGATAGCTTCAAACATAGCAACCCTATCGTTAGATATTTCTATCTGATTCATCAAGGCATTTTCTATTGTGCGTAGTCCTTTATCTATCTCACTCTGCATTTGTTCTTGCCCTTGTTTTCTTATTTCAAGAGCATCTATTTCTAATTTAAAAAATGCTGTGCTTGGAGGAAGCAAAGTCATTAATAATTTATTGGACAAAGAATTTACACCACGACTACCAGTAGCTTGAAAAGGTGTTTTTATTCTTGCTCTTGTACCTGATGTTTGTTCTGGTATTAAGCTAGGTATCGTTAGCTTTGAAGATTCTTTTGCTTCTCTATCGTAGACAGACCTACTACTAACAAGTGCTTCATACCTACCTGCTGCGGTTGTGCCTTGTGCTGAGTATTCCATATTAAGTTGGGTAGTTCAAATCTCCACCTTTTTGGTTATCAAGCAATGGTATTTGTAATGATTTAGTTCCCATTTTTTTACCCATAGCAATTTGTGTATCAGCTTGTTTCTTTTTCTTTTGCTTACCAACAACTACGGCATCAGCAGTATCTTCTATAGGAGAGTCAACTGGTTCGGGTGCAGGTGCAGGTGGTGGCTTGGGTCTTCCGAAACACATAGGAGGTTTATATTATTTTTTCCTTATACTAGCATGAACTAAATTAAAGTCTTCTTTTTAGTTTTTGTTAACTTTTGTGCTGTAGCAATAGTTGGGTTAGAAAAGTTTTTAGTTTCTTTTTGTTTCTTAATCTTTAAAGCATCTGCTGTCTCAGTTTTTTTCTTTGTATCTTCAAGACCTTCTTGTTCACCTGTAATGACAACAGGGTCATTCTTACTTTGATACTTTGCAACTCTAGGTTGATTGTTACCACCACCACCAAAACACATAGCTAGTTCTCCAATACGCTGTTAGTTAACATAGTTTCTTTTTGTCTTAGTTGTTGTTCAATTAGATAGTCAACAACAGACCTCTGCCCTGCACGATACCACACTTCTCGATCTGATAAGGATAGGTCTGGGTGTCTGTTAGGAAACACAGCATCTAAAGCTTGTATAAGTTCGTCAGTAATTACTGGTAAAGACACAAAAATTGAAGAGCTATATCTATATTATATGTTAATGTGTAGATAACAAGGGAGTGGTTATCCTTGTTGCAACGCTAAGAAAACCTCAAGGGTGTGGTTCCTCTTGGGGTTTTCTTTATGGGTTCCAAAGTTTTACTTCACCTGTATTGTAATCATAATCTCCTTCTCGCAGTATTCTTGTAAGCCTTGCGTTCAAGATAGCA